CGGATATTGGAATGGTGCAGGCGGCGGAGCTCCTTCAGGTAGCTGTCGGTTTGGAACTTGTAGTTTTTCTTGTGGTAGTAGTGGTGCCCTAGGTAGCGGTAAGGCTGCTAATTTGAATGGCTGGGCATGTACGGTAACAGGAGGCGGTACAACTTTTGGAGCATTATCATAAGATGAAATTTAATAAAAGAATAGATGAAATTTTAGAGCAGGTGGATTTACCACCAGAACCACCCGCTATAGTTCAACAACATAAAGATACTGTTTTACGCTACCAAGAAGTATATAATTATATTGAAGATCATGAAGGTTATTTTAACAAGGTTTATATAGATTCTGTTGGTAAGCCTACTGTTGGTATTGGCTTAAATTTAATGAGACCGGAAGCAAAAAGCTTTATAAAGCAAGTTGGTGCTAATTACGATCGTATTTTAACTGGTCAAGAAACGTTAAACGATAAACAAATAAAAGACCTCTTTAATATGCAGCTACAGATTGCATATAAAGATGTAAAACGTTTTATGCCTAACTTTGATCAACTTCCAAAAAATGTAAAGTTAGTTTTAATAGATATGTCTTTTAATCTCGGTGGACCGAGACTTAGTAAATTTAAAAATACTAAACAATTAATTGCTACAGGAAATTATCAAGGCGCTTCAAGAGAAATTTTACACAGCAAATGGGCCAAGCAAGTAGGAAGACGAGCCGTTAACGATTCTAGATTACTTTCTTCTTAATTTTCTTTTATTCTTTAGCTTAGCTCTTCTACGAATTTCAGGCAATTCATTAATAACTTTCATTTCTAATCTATTCGTAAAATCTAAAAACGGATCTCCTGTCGTTGTCCCTGCATCGGTCGAGCTTATAGTATTACGTTTTGTGATATTAAAATCTTCGTAAAAATTCTCGAAACTTTTCATCTCTCTTTAAGAGTTTCTATTTCTTGTTTAAGCTCTTTAATACTCTGTACCAATAGAGGAACAACTTTACTATAGTTAACTGCTTTTACACCATCGCTTCTTATAGTAACTGCTTCAGGAATTACTTGTTCTACCTCATCTGCTATAAAGCCTATATCGTTACCTTTTAGATAGTCATAAGAAGTGTCTTGTGTCTTCCAATCAAAATTATAGCCTGTTAGGAATACGACCTTTTCGAGAGCATTAGATACCGGTTTTAAATTTGTCTTTAACTTTTTATCAGATGTGGCAAAAGCTATAATATCACTATCGCATGTTATAGTACCTACAGCGCTTAGAGTCGATCTAAACCCTGCAGCATTTCTTGTTAGGAATCGATTATTAACAACACAATCACCGTTAAATAATGAGAGAGAATTAAAGTTTGCAGTTAACCCTTTATTAATTGTCATTGCTTGCTGTACGTCGACGTTCTGTGTGAACGATACCGGGGCATATGTATAAAAGGGCCTGTAGATATATACTCCAGCTTCTGTTATTTCGAGCGATTCAGCGCTTAAAGTTACGTTTGTAAACGTACCGTCACTTGATACCTTAACTCCATTACCGCCCGTAAAGTTTGCATACGATAAAACAGAAGTTATGTATATACTCGTTAAAGTACCTGTACTTGTTCTGCCTAATACACTATTAGGATTAATTTGTAAATCACTCGGTGATTGCGATATGCTGCTGTTATTTACTTTAACTGTGTTAGGCAACATATAATTCATCATGGTGTTTGTTACACCGTTAGGACCAGTTCCAATTTGTAAATATGAACCTTCATCTTTTTGTAAACCGGGTCCCGCTATAGAAGGGTTTATTTCATAAACACCAACACCGTTTGTTTTAATCTTGACTCTATTTTGAGTGTCAAATTCTAAATTATTAGGATTAAGTAGTACATTAAAATCATATCTGACTATATCTGAAGTAAGGGGCGGAAAGTTTGATACGCTTGATAGACTATATAATACTCGAGTAGATCTATCGTATAAAATATCACCGACTTCAACACCACTTAAAGTAAAAATTTGTATAGCTTCACTTGTAAATCCTGTCACCGAGCCTTCATATAATCGACTAACAGCGCCGAGATTTCTACAACCAATTGGTATGCCACCTGCTGTTATCCCGTCACCAACATATAATCTTTTTGTATCAAGTGTCCAAGCTGGTTCTCCATTATCAAAAACAACCCCTGTGGTATTGGCTGTTCTTCTTGATAGGTCATTACCTCTTCTAACCAATATTTTTGTTACATATTCAGACATTTATTTGAAATATTTATTAAAAGTCCCTTGTAATACACATAAATATTTAGAAGATATGCCTAAATTATATACAGCTGCCCTTATGGGCAGGAACCGTTTACAAATTTACGACGTAAAGAAAGGTATAAAATCATATACTATAAATTTAGGTAATGTAGACGTCACTATGGGACCTATTATTACAGGGGATAGACTTACAGTAGTGATTAAAGAAATTTCAGGTAAAACGAGAGGTAAAGTATACACACTACCAAGAGGTATTTTGTCATATACATTTCCAGTAACATAATATGAGCAAAAGACGACAAGCTGTTTCAGTGCACGTAGAAGAGATAAACAAACTCAAGACTGACCTTGAAGGTATTTTTAAAACACTCTATAAAGGTAACGGTACACCGGCTTTAGTAACCCAGGTAGCAAAACTCGAACAACAAATTACAAATTTAGATGAAAAGTTAGAAAATAAATTTGATCATATTACAGAAGTAGTCACAGAAAAATTTTCTCATTTAGCTGAAACAATTCAAAGCGAATTTCACGAAAGTAAAAGTCAGAAAGAAAAAAAATGGAATCTTAAAACTGCTGTCTTAACAAGTATAATTTCTTCAACTACTGCCATTATTGTTGTAATACTTACACACGTTTTAAAAACACTCGGTATTTAAAAAATAAATTATTGATTTCCTTATTCATGTATTATAATCATATACATGATCGATGTATCACTTGTTGATGAGGCGTTAAACGTAGAAGAGTTTACTTTTATACCAAAAGATAAATACCCTTTTTGTTTTATCGGGCAACCTATTAGAAACAAATATGACCAAGAGCGAGTACAGTACGATAAGAAATTTAACCCGACTAGCATAGTTCACGCAACAGCATGCACGACACCGGCATTAAAATTTTTTAAAGGAATAGAGATTTTTTTAAAACCCGAATATATTACGCTAATTCAAAAACTTGAAGCACTAAATCTCAATGTTAAAGATTTTATTTCTTTAAATACTTACGATCAAATCTTAAAAGAATTTAAAATTTCCTGTAGTGAGTGTAGTCTTTTTCTTGAAAAAGGTGTCTATCCTGTAAATGGCACAGAACTTGAAAAAATCGCTTTTTTAGATAACGAACATCTTAATTTAGCTAATTTGTACAAATATAATTCAGAACAAGTTCATTTTAGTCAGGCTATAGGTAGTAATAATATTTTTATACTTAGTAATCGCAATATTTATAATTTCGATAGCGAAAAAATTATAAAAATGTATAAAGAAAATAATTTTTGTTTTTAAGTAAAAAAGTTTTCTCAAACAGTTAATTTTAATAAGTATTTTTTTACCCTAAACTATGAGCAATATCTATGTAACTAAGCGGAGTGGAGAAAGAGAAAAATTTAATATAGATAAAATTCACAAGATTATAAATTGGGCCATTAGCGATATTTCTGACGTCCATCTTTCTGACATCGAAATTAACGCAAGATTAAATTTACAAGATAATATTTCTACAAAAGATATACATCAGGTCTTAATTGAATCTTCTGCAAATTTAATTACACTAGAAACACCAAACTATCAATATGTAGCTTGTCGTTTATTGAATTATCAATTAAGAAAAGATGTATGGGGCGGTAAGCATGCTCCTCGGTTACTTGATGTAATAAAAGACGGTGTCAAAAATAAAATATATGATCTGACAATTTTTGAGAAATACTCAGACGAAGAAATTAATAAGATCGGCGAAATCGTCGATCATGATAGAGATTTTTTATTTACATACGCTGGTCTGAAACAGCTTTGTGACAAATATCTAATAAAAAATCGCGTTACAAATATAATCTACGAAACACCTCAATTTGCTTATATTTTAATAGCGCTATACGGCTTTATAAATTATTCAAAAGATACACGTCTTGAATATGTTAAGCGATTTTATAATGCTATTTCAAAGCATAAGATTAATCTACCGACACCGGTAATGGCAGGTGTAAGGACAAGATCGCGTAAATACGCTAGCTGCTGCTTGATAGGTGTCGATGATAATAAGGAAAGTATTACAGCATCCGGCACTGCTGTATCTATTGCAACAGCTAGTCGATGCGGTATCGGTATTGATATTTCAAAAATAAGAGCTATCGGGTCACCTGTTTCAAATGGCGAAGTTGTACATACTGGTGTGATACCGTTCTTAAAAATTTATGAGGCATCTGTTAAAGCGTGGCAGCAGAATGGCTTAAGAGGTGGATCCGCTACAATCAACATTCAGTGGTGGCATTATGAAATTGAAGATATTGTTGTTTTAAAAAATAATGCAGGTACAGATGATAATAGAGTACGTAAGCTCGACTATACAGTTGGTATGTCTAAGATTTTTTACGATAGGGTAATAAAGGACGAACAAGTAACTTTATTTAGCCCGCACGACGTACCAGAATTATACGAAGCATGGGGCACCCCGTTATTTGATAAGCTATATAAAGAATGCGAGCAAGATAAGAGAATTAAGAGAAAAAAGACTATTTCTGCTCGTAAGTTGTTTTCATTAATTATAAAAGAGAGGGTAGAGACAGGTAGAATCTACATTCTCAATGTAGATACTGCTAATGAACACAGCTCATGGTCAGATAGAGTTACTATGAGTAATCTTTGTACAGAAGTTATACACCCAACACTTCCCCTAAAAGACTTTCATGATCCGGATGCAGAAATAGGAATGTGTATTCTTTCTGCTATTAACATGCTTGAAATAAAAGATTGGAAAGATTTAGAAAAGACTTGTAATTTAGTGGTTCGCTTCTTAGAGGAAATTATAGATATACAAGATTATTTTAATAAAGCTGCAGAAAATTTTGCTAAAAAAAGACGCAGCTTAGGTATTGGTATAACTAACTTAGCAGCATTTTTAGCAAAGAATAATGCATCATATTCTTCTAAAGATGCTTTATTGTTATTGGACGAATGGATGGAGCATTTTCAGTATTACTTACTAAGTGCTAGCTGCGAACTAGCCCAAGAGAAGGGTAAATGCGAAAAGTTTGATAATACGAAATATAGCAAAAACATTTTTCCGTTAGATACGTATAAGAAGAATGTCGATAATATTGTAAAGAGAAAATTATCATTAAATTGGAATGAATTAAGACAAAAAATTAAAGAACACGGTTTACGTCACTCAACTCTTTCAAGCTGTATGCCTTGTGAATCGAGCTCTGTAATACAGAGTTCAACAAACGGTGTAGAGCCTGTAAGAAGCTTGGTAACATTCAAAACATCAAAAATGGGTAAGCTGCCTGTGTTAGTTCCCGGTATCGGTAAATATCATGACAATTACGAATTGGCTTATGATATGAAAGACAATACCGGCTTAATAAATATAAATGCTGTTATTCAGAAGTATATTGATATGGCAATTTCAACAAATATCTATTATAATTACAACCATTATTCAAACCATGTACTACCTGATAGTAAAGTTATGAAAGAGATTCTATATGCATATAGCATGGGGTTAATTAGTCTTTATTACAATAACACAGACGACGGTGATAAGGATCAGGGGTTAGATAAATCGAACGACTGCTCAAGCGGCGCCTGTAAATTATGAAATCTGTTTTAAACATTAAGAATATTGATCATACAAAACAACCTCTCTTTTTCGGGGAGGACTTAAATCTCCAGCGGTATGATAAATTTAAATATCCTATATTTTTTGAACTCTTTAAAAGACAAGAAGAATTTTTTTGGTGGCCTCACGAAATTTCGCTACAGAAAGATAGAAACGATTATAAAGAGTTAAAAGGACCTGAGAGATTTGTTTTCGATACAAATTTAAAATTTCAGACACTTGGGGATAGTATGCTGTCTCGCTCTATACATTCATTAAAAGATCATGTAACGAACCCTGAATTAGAGATATGTATGAATACTTGGCAACGCTTCGAGGGTATTCATAGCTATAGTTATTCATATTTGCTCAATAACGTACACCATGATGCTACAGCTTTTTTTGATAGTATTATGGAGGACAAGGAAATTGTTGGTCGTGCTGAATTAATCCGCGAGAGTTTTGATAAGATACTAGGCGATGATACAAAAAAAGATATAAGACAAAAGATATTTGATTGTGTACTCGCTATCAACTGTATGGAAGGGCTCGTATTTTATGTAAGCTTTGCATGTTCTTTCTACTTCGGTTATCGTGGTAAAATGGAAGGTAACGCTAAGATTATTAAATTTATTCAAAGAGATGAATCACAACATTATGCTATTACACAGAATTTATTGAAGATAATGCGCGATGAAGACAAAGAAGGTTTTACTTCTATTGTTAAAAAAAGCGAAGATAAAATATATGCGTTCTACGAACAAGCTGCAAAAAATGAAATTGAATGGGCGCAATACTTATTTAGTAAAGGTTCGTTGCTTGGACTTAATGCAGATGTCTTGGGTGGTTACGCTAAATGGCTTTGCGATACACGCTTGAGATCTTTAGGTTATAAGAAGCTTTTTAATCAAAAAGGCAATCCTATATCAGGGTGGTTAGATAGTTACCTAGACAGTAGTAAGGTGCAGGTAGCACCTCAAGAAACAGAAATCTCTACCTATAAGATAGGTGCTCGTGATACAAGTATTGATGATGCAACGTTTGAAGATATTAAACTATGATTACATCTGAAACTCTTAGATCTTTTAACGATGAAGAGATAGGTGTTTTACTGTACGTTTTAAGCTTGGCTTTACCGCATATTGAACCAAAATATGATTTTATAAAATTATTTAGAGTTGATGTTTTGTTGTATGAACTCGAAAAATTAAAAAAGAAACTCGAAGAAGAAAAAAAAATTTTTATATCAAATCTTCAAAAAAAAGTATACGAAGGCCAATAAATACTTTCGAAGGCGACGTAGTATATTCGTATACCAGGGGTGGGTTGGTGGGAACCTTTCTGAAGGTTACTGGTATACTTGAACTTTTATAGTCATTTTTAAATATTTGTATATGAGAAAGTTTATTCTTACAGAAGAGCAATTTCAAAAAGCAAAGGCTTTCGCTCTTATGGTAGAGAAAAAAGATGTTTATAAAAATAAAAATTCATACAAAAGTCATATGGTTGGTAGACTGGGTGAGATAGCTTATGGTCTTTATACTAATATAAGTCCTAATTGGGAAGTATGGAATTATAAGGGTGACGATGGTATTGATTTTGCTCTCGATGGAGCTCAAGTAAAAACAACTACTTTTAAAGGATCAAAAAAATTACTAGTTCGAAGAAAAAATAACTCATTAACAGAGGATATTAAAAAATTTGTACTCGCGTATGTAGATTATGACAAAGCTCCATACACGGTATATCTTGTTGGTGAAATAAGTTATGAAAATTTTATGTTAAGAAAATATACATATACAGATAAAATGAACAATGTATATGATGCAGTTAACGAAAGAGATTTAGATGAATTATATCGACCGTTTTAGATTAAATAATATTGATGAGTTGGTACTTGTCTGGAGCTGAGATAGATTTGAGTTTTATGGTTAACACAGATCTATATAAGAGATTTGATGAAGAGCGGCGCCAAATCTTAAAAAACAAGTGGTATTTATCTGAAAAAGTAGGTAGAGATATAGGGTTCGAAGCGGCACTTATGGATTGGGTAGTTAACCACAGAGAGAATTGGGTTAAGAGTAGAAATCAAAAAAGCTAACATATAATTACTAGGTGAAGCGCTACCTACACTATAAAGACGTATTTTTAATTCCCAAAATATCCGGTCTACCAACTCGCAAGGTAGCATCTACATATACTTCTCTTAATAATCATGCTTTTCGAGTCCCTGTAGTACCTTCTAATATGAAGTGCTCTATAGATATAAAACAGGCTAAACTTTTATCAGAAAATGATTTTTTCTATATTATGCATAGGTTTGACGTAGACAATTTTGAATTTGTAAGACAGTGTAACGAAGAAAATTGGAAATCGATTTCTATTAGTATCGGTGTTCACGATAAAGACTATCAAGTGTTAGAAAATATTTTTTCGAATAACTTAAGGTTAGATTTTATTACAATCGACGTTGCCCACGGTCATCATTCTTTGGTTAAGCAAATTTTAAAATATATTTGTAGACTCAAAACAAACGAGACATATGTTATTGCGGGTAACATAGCAACACCACAAGCTGCAGAAGATTTAGTTTATTGGGGCGCAGACGCTATTAAAGTTGGTATCGGTCAAGGGTACGTTTGTACTACAAAAGATAAGACAGGATTTACAATGCCAATGTTTACCTGTATTCAAGATGTAGCTGAAAGATGTAAAGTAGATATTATTGCAGATGGTGGTATTCGTTGTAACGGTGATATTGCTAAAGCAATAGCTGCGGGTGCAAAAATGGTTATGTGTGGTGGTATGTTTGCCGGTCTCGTAGATAGTCCTTCACCGGTTATTAAAGACCCGTCTAATTCAAGCATTCTCTATAAAGAATATTATGGGTCTGCAAGCGCGAAAAATAAAAATACCGACACAAATATAGAAGGAAGATCAGAACTGATACCCATGCAACACAACACGTACTTGTGGAAGTTAAATGAAATCGAACAAGACTTACAAAGTGCTATTAGCTACGCAGGTGGTGAAGATTTAGAATCTCTTAGTTATATTGATATTGGTTATAATTAAACTAGCGAATTATTTGTCTTTTTCGCGTTAATTACCGGCTCTGGAGGCACCGGTGTCCCGTCATTCATAGTCATAGCTAGGTCTCTTACATCATGATTTTTATCAACAGATGTGATTGCCATACCAATCATTTGATGACTATGCGCTTTAATAGTGATACTATTTTCATCTCTACCGGTACCATA